ATTACCAGTTCATCTGCGCCTACAGCAGTTTCTGTCATGTCCGTAAGTTCTGTGAGGTCAACGTCAATGGTTGGCGTTGCACCTTCGCCAGAATTGTTTTGCAGGTCAATCAAGGCACCTGCTGTCAGGCTTGCTACATAGTTACCTGTAGTCTTTGTGCCAAGTGCAACAGCATTATTGGCAATGCCTGATGCGTCAATCTGTGGACCTTCACCTGTCGTACCATCGTGGCTGTGACCAGTTGAGGCATTAAAAGCAGCTTGAACCGCATCAAACTCACCGTCAAGATCAGAGGCGTTGATTACGTTCCCGTCTGCAATATTATTAGCGGTATCATTACGAGTGTAACCTGTACCCATTATTATCTCCTAGCGTTTGTTATAAACTGCAAAGTAGCAGAGTCAATTGTAAATACAGCATCTGTGCTGCTGCCTAATGTTTCGTACAATATTGACACGACAAATCCTGAACCTCGTGTCTGCACATTAAAGATTGCGTCTGGCGCTGTTCCAAAAATAGAAGTAGATGCACCATATGTAGCAGAACCATAAGTGACTGTTGCCGAAGCAGAACTGTCTAGCTGTTCAGAACTTTGATTAGACCCAGCTTGTGCGTAGTCGAACTGTAGTGTCTGACGTAATTCAAATGCACCATTAATCTTTAGATAAGCTGTACCTTTGTATATGGTTTTGCGAACAGATGGATCATTTAATGGGACAAACGGCGTAGCAAAGCTGGCAATAATATTTGTCCCATCAAATGTATTGCCTGATTCCATTTGATATACATAGCCATCGCCGTTGGCAAAATATATTAACTCATCAAATCCTTCATACTCACTGTGGGTTACGTGTGCGTTAATGCCACGTAGATCATTAAAGACTACACCTTCTTGCAACTGTGTAGCAGCAATTCCTTTTGCACCCTCAACAGCACCAGAAGATAAAAATGCAAATATTCTATACTGGCTTTTCTCACGAATGACCGTGCTTGCAAATCCGCTACTACCACTACTAATCAGGTCAAGCATCTCTGACTGAATAGTTTTGGATACGGCACCAAGACTAAAGTCACCAATCCTGTCAGTTGCAGAGAACAGACGCAAGCCATCAGGACCAAGGAATATAATGTCTCCACCAATTTCCTGAATTGTATCTGGGGCCACACAACCTAAGTCACGAGACACAGGCTGTAGTGTAAAGTCTGCCACACTGTTGCCATTAAGTACAAAGATACTGGTCTTACAGAAAACAATTAGTTGCTCACGGAATACAATAAGTCCTGTAATCTCATCTGCAACATTTATTATACCACCACCATTGGCAACTGTAAAGTCATCATCTTCATATGGCGCAGAAAAAACTATCTTTTTTCCGTTACCCAGTACAATGTGGTTCTTAAAGTTGACAATAAAACTTGCACCAGAGGTATCACTAGGCAAGGACGATAGCTGGGCAAAGGTTGAACTATCGAACCTAAACGGCTTGCCTGTGCTGTCCACAAGCATCAGTTTTTCTGTGCCGTCAAAATCGTACTTCAGAAAACGTACTTTGCCTGACCCGCCGATTGTAACACCGGCACTGCTAAATGAAGCATTGTCACTTATCTGCGTCCAACCTGATCCTCCAGACCTGAATAGGTCATCGCCTCTTACTGCATATACTTGACTATTATATCTGGTTATGCCACGAACTACACCAGTATTGCTTAGTGCGTTTGTATCAAACTTGGTAAACCCTTCGACTCGTCTATACCCACCAAAGATGGATGGTTCAAAGTTGCGCAGGATACGTGCTGACCCCGGTGCTTGCACACCCTGTTGGGTAGGAGCAAGATTAGTAATCAACCCACCGCGAAACTCAAAAGGATAAGTTTGCCATGCGTCAGCCATTAGATGGGCAACCTCGCATAGCCCATTCTACCACCACCACCTGTGTTCTGTGGGATCATGTAAGACCTCACATAGTATGTGCGGTTGATTAGCATGGAACGCATGTTCTTAATGCCCTCTTCAAACTTCTCCTTTGCTACCAGTGCGTCTTGTGTGTTGCCCCGGAACAGATACGCATAGTGCATAGCACCGTCTACAATAATATGCTTGAAGCGTTCTGGTATTGCCGGTACGTCATCGTGCAACTCAAGGTCTACAGGAATGCGGTAGTATTCGTACACCAGAGTGTATGCAGCATCTGGTTCAGGGGTGAGGATAAACTCAAGTGCTGGGCCATGCGCCACCAGTTGTGGTACACCCTGCCGTCCTGTGCTGTTATACTCTTGATCTACATACTTGTCTAGATACTCTTCGTAGGTGACAACTCCCAGACGAGTGGTGGCATTTCCAAGTGTGCTGTCTTCTTTGATGCGGAAACTGTCAAAGTCAAGCAGCTTGGCATCATGCGGAAATGCGTACCGTGTCACATTAGCTGACAGCGTTTCTTCCTGCTGCACATGATTGAACGGCCAGTTAAACTCTGTCTGATTGATGTCACGAATAGATGCGTTAACGGCATCCTTAATGTGGGCATAGAAACCTGTAGAACTAGAAAAGTTGGAAGACGTTAACTCAACTTCGTTCACTCTGCGGTTTACTTCGTTTACAAGTCCAAGATAATTGTAAGCCATTATTTCTGCCTTATCGGTAATTTGATGGTACGTTCAGCTACATTTGCATTTGTGTCAGTCATCTGACATGTAAATGTATATTCTCTGTTTAGCACCCCGCTGCCAATGTTAATGGTCGCTACAGTGTTTGTATTGGTCTGCGATACATTCTGAATGCTGTCAGTCACGGCACTACTAGAAGCAGTGGTCAATGTCTGTCCAGCATTAATACGTGTCTTACCAATCTCTGATGTTTGTACAAACCAGATAACGGAACTGATAGTGCCGCTGCCAAGAAATCGTGACCAATCTACACTATAGTCTAAGGTTTCGTCTGGGTCTTTTATGGGCCACCTAAATGACATTCAAATCTCCTATGCTGCTCTTGCTCTTCTTTCGGCTGAAGTAGAGAACCTTTCAACATATACTTTTCTATCTTCTTGCATGACATGCACAGTGCGATTTTTAGAACTTACAGTGACGCCACGGACATATACTTTTCTATTTTCGTTTGCGGCATTAGCGGTACGGTTTTGCGAACTGACCGTAATCTTGTCAATATATACAACTCTACCTCTACCGTAGTTTTCTTTAATAGCCTCAAAGTCAAAGGCAACTCCTGTAGCTGTTACGGTTCCGACAGCAGTTAAAGCAGAAGTAGAAGCTAAAACTTCGGAAATATTAATTGATAAATTTGCATCATCAACTATTGTTGATAGTGCAATATCGGATAAGGTAACATTACCAGCACCGGATGCACTAGTATCTCCAATGACACTCGTGCCTGTTACCCCAGAAAGACCTGCACCTGCATTAACTTTAGAAACGCCTGCAACAGTTCCTGCAGAAGATACACCAGTTAAAGCGGACGTAGATATGTTAGGTTGCGTAGTACCTACGGCACCTGTAATAGAAACTGAGTTTAGTGTCTTATTGCTGTTGTGTGTTTGTGTAACAACACCAATGTTATTGGTAGATGAAACAGAAGTTAAAGTTAGTGCTAAGTTTACAGAAGGTGTGCCAACTGCAGAAGTTGCGGAAACACTACTTTCAGCGGAAGTGTTGTTAGTATTGACGCTGCCAACATTAATAGTGCCGGAAACTGCAGTAACAGATTTATTTACATTTTCTTTTACAGTCCCAATATTTGCACTAGCACTTAGAGAAGAAAGTACTGTACTTGGTTCGGCTTGCCCTGCAAGTGTAGAAAACGGCGCTTCTGAAAATGTATTAATTGAAAACATTGTTGAACCCAGTGTTCTATATAGTTTTATCTATTTTTATTTGTTTGTCAAGTAAAATGTTACTTATAGTTTAGCAATCGGTAGCGTCTTCAAACTCACTGAGTAGTTTTAGTTGTGCGTAAATACCCGGTAAAAAATCTCCCGTAGGCACATCCATTCTATAGCACCAATTACAAATAGGGTTTGAACTATTTTGCCTCGCAGTTTCACTTGCGTATACAGTAACAAATACGGTGGCATAGAGGTTACTGGTATTTGGATTGTGTATTTTTACATGACTAACTTTAGCATAGGCAGCGGAAAAACTTGCGCCTACATCAGTTTCAGCAATATTAACTTGTAAAGCCATTTTAAATTTTCCTTAACTAACTATTAGTAATCTACTTCAGTAGTATATACTGTGGCACCCCAACGAATATTGGTAGATGCAGCACCTGTGCCATTAACGGTAAATGCTCCGGTTGTTGTATCTATTGAAATACCACAGTCCCAACTAGAGGCACCCGAATCTGCTGCAATAACAGTTTTTGTTAGTGACCCAACTAATGCAGCAGTACCAGCACTAGCGCCTATTTTTATACAGCCTAGCAATTCCCATGCTTTAGTATCGCCACCTCCAGTAACATGAGCAATTACCATAGCTTTAAATGCAACAGCTTGATTAGGGTCTAAGAGAATTTGATTTGAAGCAGTTACTGCGTTGTATGATCCTAATAATGTTTGTGTTGCGTCCGTAGTGTCATTTCCTAAAACGTGAATGCCCGAAGTAACAGCATTTGTATCAGAAGCTGGGTTTCTACTTCCTATTATAAAGGCAACCTTTCTAGCTTTAGAATTGGTATTGTATCCACAGGTTACTGTTTTTTCTCCGTCATTTTCGTTATAATAACCTAATGCAACGCTAGATTCTCCTGAACAAGTATTAAAAAACCCACCGGCAGCAAAAGAATAGTCACCAGAACAAGTGTGAGTATTTCCTAAAGCTACAGAAGTGTATCCAGATGCAGTGCCACTTGATCCAACGGCAAAAGAATAGCTACCCGTAGCATCAGTGCCATAGCCCAGTGCTACAGCTTGGCTACTAGTTGCATCAACAGCATCTCCTATTGCTACAGAACCAGTGCTAGTTGCATTAGATGCACGGCCACCGGCAAGAGAATATGTTCCTGAACTTGTATTACCACGGCCTCCTACAACAGTAGATTGACTTCCAGAAGCTGTGTTTTGACGGCCACCTACAATTGACGATAGGCCACCTGAAGCAACTTGATCGGCGCTAGTTCTGTTTATTTGTAGATCAACAGATTCTATACCCCTTTTATTTCCCCCAGTGGTGGTGCTATCTGGAACTTCCAATAGAAAAGCGCCGGTCCCTTTTGGACCTAGTACAACATCAATATTTGTCTCTGTTCCATTTGCAATAAGGCTATGCGTTGGGACAGTATTATTAGGAGATGATGTGCTTCTCGCTTCTGTAAAATGAGTTAAACCACCCCCACCTCCACCGATGCCCAAATCAGATGGGGTTATTTTTTTCATAACTCCACCGTCGTTAACTAGAACGTGATCTGCATCGCTTGAAATTGTCGTTGTTGTAGGCGCATCTGCATTGGCCGTGCCTACCAGAGTACCTGTTACTGATGGTAAAGTAGAAGTCACATCTCCAGAAAAAGTTGCATGGGCAGGGGCTTTTAGTCCAGCGTAGTGTGCGTTTGAAGATTCGCAGTAAAGACGCATTTCCGATTGTGTGCCACTATTTTTTACTGAAACCACACCACTTTCTATAGAAACACCGTTGCTGCCATCAATCTGAACTACACCCGTGCCGTTGGGTGTAAGTGCAATGTTGCCATTACCATCTGTACTGGTAATCGTATTACCATTAATATTAATATTATCAATTTGTGCTTCAGTAATTGCACTGTTTGTGCCAATAGTTGTACCATCAATAGCACCGCCGTCAATGTTTACGCTGTCCGCTGCCTGAGTGGCAATAGTCCCAAGGCCCAAACTAGTTCTGGCAGTAGAACCTGTTTCTAAAACAAAGTTTGATCCATTGCCCACAATAATGCCGCCATCCGTAACGGCAAGACCAGCAACATCTTGAAGTTGTGCATCAAGTGATGAAGTTAAATTTGTTATTGTGTTACTAGCACCACTAATTGTTTTATTTGTCAAAGTAGACGTGCTAGTATCTGTAACAACATTAGTAACATTTAAAATGTCAGAAAGATTTGTCATAATAAATTACACCTTTACACATCGCCTGTGTTTGTAGATGGGTATGACCTACCCGGACCCCAAATAATTCGTACAGCACCCTGTGTGCCAGAACCACCTGCTCCTACATAATCATCGTCATCAGCACCGCCACCACCACCATATGCGCCACCGTTAGATACTGAGTTTCCGACTGTTCCGTTAGCACCGCCGGACCCGCCGTTACCCCCTTGACCAGCCAATGGAGTCGTTCCAGAAGAACCTTCTCCAAGTATTCCTACACCGCCGCCGCCGCCACAGTTGGAGAAATTACAAGTGCCGCCTGAAGCACCGCCACCAGCACCAGCACTTGTTTGCCCAGAGACTACACTATTACTGTTTGAGTATCTGCCGTAGCCGCCGTTGCCAGAGTATCCCGCTGCGCCGCCGCCAGCACCACCGGCACTGTTGTAAGAAGCCAATCCTCCGTAACCGCCCGAACCGCCACCATCTCTTTCAGTGCCTCCGCCTGATCCACCTGCGCCGCCAGTGCCAGCTTGCCCAACGCCGCTGCTTCCGGCAGCAGTTCCTCCTAAACCTCTAGTAGCACGAAGTAGAACAGTTGATCCTCTTTTAATAAACGATGCCTGTCCATTAGAACCATTTGTAGTATTATTAGCACCACCTGCACCGCCTGTACCAACTTGCACAGTCAAACTTTCACCCGGTGTTACAGCAAAGGTTCCGTAGCATAGACCACCTCCACCGCCGCCAGCACCACCGCGGTTGCTTCCAGTCCCAGCAGCACCACCGCCACCTCCAACTGTAACTGCACTGATAGAAGTTACACCATCGGGTACTACAAAAGTATACGTTCCTACTGACGTGTATGCAGTCTGACCCGGAGCAGCAACAGCAACAGCACTTACAGTACCGATATTTCCAGTAGCTGAAACTCCAGAAACATTTAAAGATAAAGAAAATTTACTGGATGCTGTTAAAAGGTGATTACGCGCAGCAAACATTACTGATAATCCTGTGTCGCTGTTCCGTACCAGTTTGTTCCATCAGAAATAAAACTTATAATATCAATAGCATTTGTTGTAGCTGTAATTGTAGGTGCCGTGCCGCCGGGAAACTTCACGTTAGTAAATGTAGCAGTGTTACTACCACCCTGCGTAAGTTTTAAAATAAAACTTTTTCCTGTTGCTGCTGTGGGCATGGTAAAAGTACAGTTACCATTTAAGGTTGCAGTTTGAAACGTGCCGCTTGTTAAACTAAAAGTGTGTGACGTGCCGGTATTGCCAATAGCAACAGTGCCTTCAGTATAATTATTTATTGTTGGGTTAGTTAGCGTTTTATTAGTTAATGTTTGTGTACCCGTAAGAGTTACTGCATTACCTCCTGCAGCACCCACAGTAGTAAAGACACGCCAATCTGATCCCATATATAATAATCGTATAACGACATTTGAAATATCACATACTAAATCTGACGCATTACCTTGAATAGTATTACCATTACGACCAATTGTAAGGTTGTTAGAATTAAAAGTACCTGCAGCATCAGCAATAATAATTTCATCATTTTCGCGGGGGGAAGAAGGAAGAGTCAGAGTAAATGCACTGCTAGTTGTATTTGCTAATACAGTTTCAAAAGCCACTAAATTTGTTGCTGAAGAATAGGTATTTTGTTTACGCACTTTTTCAGCAGGTTGAGTAACAAAAATATCTTTGCTGCCAGCACCCCAATCTACTGCCGAATCACTATTACTAGATTGTAAAATAGTTGTACGGGCTAATGTCGTGCCAGATAATGTATAGGTGCCGATACCTACCTCAAAATCTGTTCCATCTGTACAACAATAGTATGTAGTATTACCATTTCCAATAACAGAAAACGACTCAAACCCCGTAGAAGCACCACCTAAAGTATAGGTGCCTGTACCCGTGGTTGTAGTCGTTTCCTTAATGCGATCAGCAAGGATTAGTGACATTACACCTCTCCTTTATTCAATACGAATTATTGCGGCGTCACCGTTTGTTCCAGTACCGGGAAATTCGATTGTAAGATCGCCAGCAGTAGCAGATACTGTACCGCCAAAACTAATAACCGCGATAGCTCTATTACCGTTAGTAGCATTGTAGATAAGACAACCTGCAGTTGAAACAGTTACAGTTGAAAAAGTTTCATTTTCAATATCTACAAATGCGCGATTTCCAGTTTGGTTAGTTGTAACAGTAACACTGTCTAAAACTTGACCTCCAGCAGAATAACCAGTACCACTGGCTTCATCTGAATTATCTGTTATATTACTGTAGTTAGTCGTGGCCGCGCCGTATGTTCCAGATTCGCCCGATTTTATTAGTGCAACTTTAAGTGAGTCATTAGCAAGGTCATGTCCTTCTGCTAAAATTTCACCCTTAAAACTGTTGCACATTGCCGTTGTAATTGCCACTTGTTTCTCCTGTTAGAAATCAAATAAATGAGAGGGCGGATTGATGAACGTAGGCCGCCCCCTCATATTAGTTAGGCGAGTGTGTCACGATCTACTTCGTTAGCAGTCGTATCACCTTGATCGCTGATGTCCATCATAATGGCATAAGCACGTAGCTTACCAGCCGTAAATGATGCACCACTACCTGCCAATACAAAGTCAATTGTGTCAGCAGTTGTAGATGGTGCTAGGCCATCAATTGCAACCTGTGGAGCGTAATCTCCGTCTGATGCACCGTCAATGTCCAATGCTACAGCAAACTCATCAACGTCACCACCAGTGAAGCCAAGAGCAGCAGTAGCATCTGTACCAGTATTCATGGTAGCAGATTCAACAACTTGGAAGCCAGCACCCATAATCAGAGTGTTAGCGGGTACGGTAATTGCCTGAATAGTATCGCCGGGAGCAATGCTATTTGTGGTCAGATCAATTGTCACATCAACGTAGTACGGATTGCGTCCACGCTGTGAGTTCCCTGAAGCGGGATGAAGAAGTGCGGTAATGTTAGGCATGTCTAAATCCCCCCTTAAGCCAAGTTGTAGATGGCGTTAACAAGTGCTTCAGGACGAAGAATCTTGCGGCCATACAGGTGCATACCACGTACGATGTCAGCAAAGCTGTCAGGGTCGCGGTAGGTTTCAGTCTTGTTGATCTGCTCTGCAGTAGCAACAGCAGAATCATGACCACCAACAATCACGCCGTAGTTAGAAGCGTTCATGCCACCAGTCGTAGACGAACCAGTACCAATCGAAGGCAGGTTGTTGGAAACGTATACACGGAAGCCGTGCATGTTATTTACAACCAGACCATTCTGAAGACCGGAACCACCGAAGTCTGCATCCAGAAGACGGGAGTCTTCGTCTTTCAGAATTTCGATGAATACCGGATCAACAACCAGCCAGCGGCCAGTCGTGTCTACATTCTGCTGGTCGAGCAGACGAGACATACGAGCGATGACCTGAAGCGGGTTAGCTTCACCGTTACCAGTCGGAAGTGCGCCAGCACCGGTACGTGGCAGGATCGAGATCGACTGACCTGCAACACCAGTTCCAGCAAAGTCAGTAGCGTCTAGCTTCATGCTCGACAGAAGTTCGTCAGAACCTGCAGTCGAAACAGCTTTCGTGCCATTGACGGTAGTGTTAGCAGTGTCTGCTGCGCCGTGCAGAGCAGACTGCTTGTAACCAGACAGATAACCAAGAACGTCTTGGTCAAACTGGTCAGCGAGGCGGTAGGCAGCACGATCAGAGGCGAGGCTCTGGAAGTTAACGTGGCTGTGTGCCTCTTCAATGTCGTCAACCTTGAATGCAAAGTAGTTAGCTTTGTCAATCGTCAGGCTGAAGTCTTCGTCGTCAAGGTCTTGCGGCGTGATCGTTGTGCCACGGGCATATGCCTTAACAGTGATTTCGGGTTCCTTGATAATCTTAACGGAATCACCCATGTTTGCAATCTCACCGAAGTAATCGGAGTTTGAGATAGCTTCAGCAACAGCAGACTTGCGGAAGGCAAGCTGCACCTGTTTGCTGTAGATAACCGGGCTAAAATTGCCGTTAGGAAGATTACCATAACCACCAGCGGTAGTGAATGCCATGATTTTCTCCTAAAGTTATAGCATGTTACAGATGCAAACTCACAAGACTAATCAGAGGCTGATTCACAAAGGGTGCGTTTAGTATTCAGTTGGCCGACCGAATGTTCAACGGGCCATGCTCGTCAGGTAATCCGTAAGACATTGTTGTTTGCTGATTAGCATAGGCAGGTAGCGAACCCGCCTACACTGTTGTTGGATATAGTTATACTCATATATAACTATTTGTCAACACTTTTTTATCGGGCTGATCCCGACACATCATAGATAAACTTTCCAGAACGGATAGCTTCCATGATCTCGTCTGACCGCTTTTCGTATTCTTGCGGTGACATCTTCTGAACTTGTGACTCACGCAGATAAGTAGATGCTTCATCTTCTTGCGGCTTGCTACGAGTGTTTTTAGTAGACACTGCTTTAGCTGCATCTTTATCTGTCTTGGGCTTTTTCTTTTCCATGCCCGTGTCAGCTTTATACAAATCAATTGCTCGTGCGGCAGAACGTGCATCGTTGTCATTGTCATACAACGCATCCTGTACCCACTTTGGCTGAGACTCTGCCCACTCGTGAAACTCATCGCTGTCACGAATTTCGTCAAAGTCAGGATGAATACGCATAAGTTCTGCTTCGGCTTTTTCTTTTGTAGCAGACAGTTGCATTTCGTCAATTGCTTTGATACGCTCTTCAAGGGCAGATGACTGCTCACGTGCCTTCTTCATTGCAATTGTTTCAACGATGGCTGCTACATCTGGATAATCTGCTGCCCACTGTTCGATGTCCTCATCGGACTTAGGCAGTTTCATTTCCTTCTTTGTAGCCTCAGAAAGCTGGCGTTTGAGTTCTGAAAGTTCTGTCTTGAACTCCTCTGCCTGTTTCTGCTGGTGCCTACGTAGATCAGAGTAACGCTTTTTGAAAGTCTTTTCCTCTGCGCTTGTAGGCTCTTCTTCTTCCTCTGGTTCAGCAGCTTCTTGTTCTACCTCACCTTTTTGTTCTTTGAGCAGTTGCTCAAGTTCTTCTTCTTCCATCTTGCGTTTTTCTTCGTTAGTGTATTTACGATTTGCAAACGCTACTTTCTTTTGCGGCTGCATTTCTTCAGCCATGATTTCAGCATTCTCTGCCATTTAGTTTTACTCCAAGTTGGGGCCAACCGTAGCCACGTCGGGTGGGGGATCAGGTAGCCAACATATATGCGGACTATTTTTTAGAAGCTAGTCCACCTCGCTTCATCTTTTTAGACTTAAGTTTTTTCTTGCCAGCTAGACCGCCCTCTGCAAAACCACGGCCGCTAGACACTCTATCTGCCACATCACGAACAGCCTCTCTAGTAAACGAATCTGCTGTTCTTTGATTTTGCGCTTGTTGTTCTTGTTGTGAGGTGCGATCTTCACTTCTACCATACAGAGTATTGATATTTGCTTCTGAAAGCTGTTTTAATTTCTGTTGTTCAATTGCTTGTTGGCGTTGTTTTTCTTCTTCTGCTGTTTTTTTCGCTGCGGCATCTTTAGCTGCTTTAATTGCAGCATCAGCAGCTTCTTTTTTCTTTCTTGCTTCCTCTGCCGCTTTTGCAGAACTCTCAGCCATCATGCGGTCAAATTTATTTTTTGCTTCTTTAGAATTATATCCACTTTCTTCCGCTTGTTGCTTAAACTCATTATATTGTTTACCTGTTACTGAAAACTCAATTTCACCACGCTTAAAGTTAACAGTTGTGTTTTCTGGAAGAGGTTTACCTGTCGCTAAACCAAAAGCGGTTCCAGCCATACCCATTGCACCGGGAATAAATCCTTCTGGCATGTCAAAAGATACACCATATATATCTTGACCGACGCCCACACGTCCGCCAGTAGAACCGTATATTTCTTCTTCTTTACGGCGGCGTTCATCGTCGCTATCTCCAGTGTCCCGTACTGTAGCACTTTCAACAGTAGTAGTAGGTGTTTTAGGAACTACTTCTTTTGGTACATAGTCTTCCTTGCGTACAAAACCCTGCGGTATTTGAGTTACACCCGGAATGAACGTAATTGTACGTTCCTCACCAGTTTCTTTATTGACAATCACAATTGTCTGCGGTGCCTGTCCTTCTGGGGGTTTAACAAATTCTGCAGGAGAAGGAAGCGTTTCAGGCGGTTGATATACTGGAACCTGCTGTTGCTGTGGACGTGCTACTTGTGCCATTGGAATTGGTGCAGCAGCTTGTCCTACTTGAGTTTGTCCGGGTTGAAATTGTGGAGCCTGATAAATTACACCAGTAGTAGCCGGTGTCTGTTGCTGCGCGGGAACCATTCCACCAACAGCCATATTATACTCTTCTTCTTCGCCCATGTCAAGATCGTTAATGTCAAAAGGAATGTCGTCAGGAATAGTGGCCTCATCGCTGTTGCCCATCTGACCCATTTCTTCCATCATTCGCAGACCCATTTTAGCTTCCTGACGTATGCGCATCAAGTTGCCAAGACCAATGTAACGAACTACATCTGCCGGAAATACGAACTCTCCTTCACTTAGTTGTGCCGGAATGTCGTCCCGCACTTCTTCTTGTGTAGAGCCGGGTGGCACGTCATTGCCCGATACGGGATCAATTGTACCGCCTTCGTCTTTGAGTCCACCGTCCTCAAACATTTCCATTTGCTCTTTCATAGGTACTGCTCCACCTTGTGCATAGTTAATAGCATCTGAATTTATTTTATCCATATGTTCTGGAAAAACCATAATCTGTTTAGACCGATCTTTAAAATCGGCAAAAAGAATTGAATCATATCCCTCTTCTTTAAGTTGAGGAATCATTTTCTTTAGTTCTTTGCGTTGTTTTTCTGTGCGAACAACATAAGGCTTTTCAAGATTCGACAAATCAAATCTGCCAATGTATTGACCGACGCTGACCGGATTGCCATAAATATCCTGACCCTTCATCATGCTTCCGCCGGTAACGTACTCTCCCTGTGGTGTGACTTCTACAGACGTACCAGAACCTCTTTTGCCGCGTTCAGAAGGTATGACATTTTCATCGGCTAGTATTTTTTTGGCTTGCTCACCTTTTATTTGCCGTTCAGATTTAATTCCACGAATGCTTGCATACTCAGACGCTATTTCAGGATCAAGCGTAAAGTAAAATCCCTCGCCAAGAAACTGATCATTTTTACGTGCAAAGTTAATATCAAAAAACGGTTCGTCTGCTTCTCTAGCTTTAGCAGTTCCGTGATATCCAAACAGTCTATTTTTATCTGGCTGCGGGGGAAGTGCAACACGTTCTGTTTCAGGCAGTTTGTCAAACAATACACGTAGTGGTGATTTTGTAGTTCTTTTGGCTGCTGTAGTTATTGGCGCATTCTCCATTTCATAAGAAGTGCGCACAAGTAAATCTACATCTGTTTCTGGATCATTTAATCTTTCTGGATTGAATGGGCCGTCTGTTTTTTCAGCATTTCTAAGATAAACAATGTCCGCTTTAATCTCTTCTCTACCGGATTTAAGTGCCTCTACAAGTCTATGATTGCCTTCTTGTATAAAAGGTGTGCCGTCTTCTCTTACAACAATTGTAATATTACTAGGTTGATACCCTTCTTCGGCAATCCGCTTTTCAAGTAATTCTAACTTTCCACCCGTGTCACGGAAAGCATCTTCACCCATTAAACCTTTTATGTTTTGTAGTTCTTGGGGATTAAAAGAAACATTATTGACTTCTGCAGTTTGGCCTCTAGTATTTCCAATATTTGCTTTTTGAATTGTTTCTTGAAAAATACCAGTTGTAGTATTTTCTGTTGCACGAAGAGCCTCTAGTTCTTTTATTCCTTCTTCTTTATCTGCCTTTGCTGCTCTTTGATGAAACTCTCCGTAGCTAGGAGCATCATAATATTCGCCAGACACAGCAGTAGGTTTGGGTTTAATTTTTCCAGATTTAAGTCTTCGTATTCCTTGTGCTACAATATCTCCTACACCGGGAATTACTCCTACTCCCATTGCTGCCATTTCAATAGCAGTTCCTACTTTATCTCCAGCTTCTTGCGCTTCTTCGACTCGCTGTTCAGCAATTGCTTCACCGACACCCGGAATAGATTCAATTGCAACATCTCTAGCAGTTTTACCAAAAGTTTTTAATCCCTCAATTTGTTCTTTGAGAATATCTTCTTTTGGTCTAGTTGCAGCATCTTCAATATCCTGCTGCACCATTTCTTGCATTTGCTCAGTTAACGCCATTTATCTCGTCTCGTAGCATTTTAAGTTTACGCAATACGGCAATTGCACCTTGTTGTCTATGCAGCGCAACTACATCAGTAGATTGTTCCATTACTTTATGATGCTGCGTAATAGCATCGTCTAAGTAACTATTGAATGCCTCCCATTGGCGGTTGTTGTTGACCACCGGCTTGAGGCGGCTGAGTATCTGCTGTTTGTCCATTTCCACTAAATCCTTGTTCACCCGGTACAGGAGCCTGTCCTACACCAATTGTGCCGCCACCAGCACCAGAAGTATCCATAGCGTCTGCACCAGCAGGTGCTGGCTGTCCTTGCTGTGGTTGTTCTGGCAATGGTGCTTGGAACTGTTTCATCAGTTCTGCTTGCAGTGCGGCTTCATTCATATTGTTGGTTACTTTGTCGGGGTCAAGGTCCATAGACTTTGCAATCTCACGGATTACGTACTGAAACTTTGCAAAGGGTGCAAGAGCAGGATTACTTGCTACTTGTAGGAACTGCATAAGACGCTGACTACGCACTTCATTAGCCATCAGGCTTTCTGTTCCACGTGCTTTAACTTCAAGGTCGCCTTTAATTTCTGGGTCAAAGTCAAACTGCATGTTAAAACGGAAGAAGCCTTCGCCAAGAGGACGAAGCAGGTAATCATCTACATTCTTGATGACAGTCTTAATGCTACCAGCAGCAGCACCCATTAGCATGGAAATGCCGCTGGCAGTACGGCCAACACCAGTAACGCCGGTTTGACCGTGAGCAAATGACGGGAAGCCAGTGCTTTCGTCTGCAAGCTGCCGTGCCTTATCAAACAGCATCATGTTTTCAGAAGACACATTCGGGAACTTTGTGCCAAAGATAGCTTGACCCGGTGCGCCGCCTTGACGACGGAACACCTTGCCCGGATACAAAGACAGGTCTTGTCCCGGTACCAGATTGGTCTCGTCTACCTCTACAATCAGATTGCCTGACAGCACAGCGTTGTCTACAGCCATACGCATGAAGCCATTCATCAACGTCTGCGTATCGTCCATGTTCTCTGCAATACCTACACCAAAGAACGAATATGGGTTCAGTTCATACGGCGCAGCTACGTAAGGAATACGTGCTGGCTTGAATGGGTTTAGAACCATGCGTAGAAGTTTACCGTTACAAATCCACACGTTTGCTTGAAGTTCATCAAAGTCTTTCAGTTCTTTTGGAATGTCTACGTTATTCTCTTCCAACAAGTCTGTGTCTACAGTACCCCAATATTCCAGCACTTCAAATCGTTCAATGCCGTGTTCCGGCGCATAGTCAGACAAATCGTCTTCCCAATACTTTTTAGTGTAGTTCTCGCCCATCCTAATTGCTTCGTCAATAACTTGACCACGAAAATACGGACGCTTTTTAAGTTGACGTAGTTGGGAACGAGACAGCTTGTGCCGTTCAATAATAAACTGCGCCTCATCCATGTTGTTGGAATCTGGATCGGGGTAGAAGTTCCATACCGATACATGATTTACCTGCGGTACAGTTTTGAACAGCGGATCATACTCGCCATCGTCATTCCAGTTGGGATATTCTTTATCCGTAGCAAACGGACCCTTCATGATGCCGGTTCCAAACAGTGCCATTTCAAATGCACTGCTGCGCAGATTCTTGTTAGCACCGGACTCTTCAAGCTGGTCGTGAATTTTCTTCTGCATCTTCTTAGCTGCAATCATAGCAGGGCTAAATTCAATTGCAGTAGGCGTCTTGCCCGGACCTTCTTTCAGTTTGTCCTGAACAGGCTCTAGCTTTTCACCAAGTGGGCCAAGCATCTCACGAAGAGATGTTGCTGTTGCACCCGGCGGAAGGTCACGACCATCACCAGCAAAACCGTATGGGCTAGACAATGAAGTTTCGCCTTGCAGTTCCGCTGGCTCTTGGGGATCAAAGTGTACGTTTTCTACTACACCTTCTGGAAGTTCAGTCGGCTCAATAGAAAGAGGGAACTTATTGTTGGCAAACAGCACGTCAACAATCTGACCGTAAGCTGCCAGTGTCTTAGTCTTTGTAACCTTGATAAAGACACGCGACTTTTCAGATTCGGTAAACTGGACATCAGGTCCATACAGACCCCGGTAGTTACGATAAGCGCGGAGCCACCGTTCTTCATCCTGATACCGGTAGTCTTCAGCACGTTTGTATTTTTCCATGATTACAGGAATAATGTTAGACACATCTGCATCATATTGCACAGAATCGTCTGTATCCTCCAACGCAATAGCGTCGTCTTCAATCATGATTTCATCTTCATCCATGTTACTTTTCCTTAGTAGCCAAAGGTAGAATCAGCTATTTGCATTCCGCCTGACGGTCTTCCCATCGGGTCGTAGTCGAAAATAGAGAACCGGGGTCGAGACATAATCCCATACCGGAGGGCGTCGTACAAATGGTCTTCAGACTTTGTGTCAACGTCTTCTGGATTTTTCTTGTCAATCGGGAGGGCCGGTAACTGACTGATGACATTTGTGCAGCTATCAAAAAATACAAGTCTAGGTTCCTCAGTAAACTCATCAATCTGGAGACGCCTGTGTATTTCGTTCTTACCGGCTACACGACTCCCTCTACTTCTGTCTGATGGACGCCAACGACATCCCTTACTAATCATCTGTTCCGCAAGAGACGGTCCAGTATCGCCACGCTTATGCCAAAGACTGCTATCCAGCACACCATACTTAATGTTCCCGTCTTCGGCTTCTAAATCCAGTATCATATCAGCCAAGTCTGTGGCGAGGACTTTGCTGACGTACAGTTCTCTATATACGATAAGTTGCTCGTCAGGCGCAACTGCAAACCAAAGAACGCCAGTATAACTCCCGTAGCCATAGTCACATGCACGAAACTTGACCCAGTTACTAGGGATATGAAAAGGTTCAACAACATGAACCCGCCTATCAAACTCAGTAAACGCTGCGCCTTCTTTGATGTCCCAATCGCCTTCAAGAAGCTGCCTACGCTGCTGTTCTGGAAGCGAGAGGAGCATGGCTTCATAGTCACCCGCTGTCGCAAGGTATGGGTTATCAGAAAGTC